TCATAATTGGAGTTAGCACATGTCCATGCGCTACAAAGGCGGAGTAATTTCTGCCACAGCTCCAACAACGACAACATCCACTGCGTCTGGTGTTTGGAGTTCTGAGAATGTATTTCAGGCCATCGGCGCTGTTACATGGCCGCGCAGCCCTGCCGCCCCCACAATTGGCACAGCCACAGATTTAACAACAGGCGGTAGTGTATCTGTGCCCTTCACTGCGCCGTCTGATACTGGCAGTACCGCGATTACTTCGTATTCTTCTTTGTCTACACCGGGCAGTTTTAGCAGTTCTAACTCAGTTTCTCCTATCACAGCTACTGGCCTGACCAACGGCACAGCGTATACATTCCAAGTTAGAGCAACCAACTCCGCAGGCACAGGCCCGTACAGCGGCGCAAGTAACTCTGTAACCCCAACGTTAGCTTCAAACTACATTGAAGATGTGTTTAGCACATGGCTTTATACGGGCAATGGCTCTACACAGACTATTACCAATGGGATTGATCTGTCCACAAAAGGTGGCTTGGTTTGGGGTAAAAACCGCGACGCAGGCTGGGATCATTATCTTGCAGATACAGCGCAAGGAACCGGCAAATTTTTGTCGTCAAACACAACTGGCGCAACAACTGTTGATGCCACATCTCTTACAGCTTTCAACACCACCGGTTTTTCAATCGGCAACGCTGGCGCATTTATTAACAACAGCAGTGTCAAATACGTATCATGGTCATTCCGCAAGCAAGCAAAGTTCTTTGATGTTGTGACTTTAACCGCAGACGGTTCAGGGAATGCCACGTTTAGCCACAATCTTGGATCAACTCCCGGTTGTGTGATTTTAAAAAGAACAGATGGTGTTAGCTCTTGGTATGTTTGGCACAGGTCGCTTACATCAACCAATTATTCCATTCAATTACAAAGTACTGCCGCTCAAGCAGATAACGGTTTTGCTTGGATTACGCCCGGCGCATCTACTGTATCAATCAGTGGTGGTTTTTTATCCCCATCAGGAAGCCAATGGGTGGCTTATCTATTCGCCCACAACGCAGGAGGCTTTGGTCTGACGGGTTCAGACAATGTGATTTCGTGCGGGTCTTACTCAGGCACGGGTGGGATAGGAAACGCGCAAACACTTGGATACGAACCGCAGTGGGTGATGGTCAAACGCACTGACTCTATTGCTGATTGGGTAATATTTGACAATATGCGTGGGATGCCTGTGGCGGGTAGCTCCGACTTTTACCTTAGACCAAATGATTCTAGTGCTGAAGGAACTGCATCTACTGGCTGGCTTTCTCCAACAGCAACGGGTTTTTCATTAGATGATGGTCAAACAAGAACAAACGCCTCTGGTGGAACCTATATCTACATAGCCATCCGCCGTGGCCCGATGAAAATACCCACAGTGGGTACGAATGTGTTTACGCCAACAGCAAGAACTGGTACTGGAACGAACACAACAATTACAACCGGTTTTGTTAATGATTCTGTTTGGAGTAGCCAACGGCCGGGGGGATATAGGGGTGTCTTTGATAGACTGCGCGGCGCAAATATAACGTTGTTTCAGAATTCAACTGGGGTAGAATCAACTTACACAGATACTTTGACAGGGTTTGACAACAATACAGGAATTAATGTTGGTGTTGATGCTACTTGGGGTGGTATTAACTTAAGTGGTACAGCAGAGGCAACGTATAGTTTCCGCCGTGCCCCCAGTTTCTTTGATGAGGTTTGTTGGACAGGAACAGGCGTAGACCAAACATTGACGCACAATTTACAAGCAGTTCCAGAACTAATTATTTATAAAAAACGAGGCTCTACTGGTAATTGGTATACAGGATGTAATTTTACTGGCTCTGATTACATCAACTTAAATTTAAATTTAACTAACGCTGGTAGTATTGTTGCATATTCAGGTGGTGGCCCATTCCCAACGCAACCAACTTCTACTCAGTTTTCTGTTGGGCAGTTTTACAGTACAGCTACAACACTTGTCGCCTACCTCTTCGCCACCTGCGCTGGTGTTTCTAAAGTTGGAACTTATACGGGTACAGCGGCACTCTTGACTGTCAACTGTGGCTTTACATCGGGTGCTAGGTTTGTTTTAATCAAGCGTACAGACTCGACGGGTGACTGGTATGTCTATGACTCTGCTCGTGGTATCTCGTCGGGCACTGACCCATACTTATTTTTAAACGACACAGCGGCTGAAGTCACGGGTACAAACTATGTTGACACCGATACCACTGGGTTTAAAGTAACAGCCGCCGCACCCGCAGGTTTGAATGCCAACGGTGGCACATACATTTTCTTAGCAATTGCTTAAAGGAGCGCATCATGGAAATTCGTTTACGTTCAACAGGTGAAGTTATGTACGAGGGTGAGTTTCGTACTCGCTTTGCTGCAAACCTGCCATCTACACCGCTGACACAAGAATGGCTTAACGCCTACACCACCGACCCCGCTGGTGACATTGTGTTTGAAGGCCCACAGGCTACAGGCGGTACACACTACCAATATTCAATGCGTCAAGGCGTTGAGCAGGACAACCAAGGCCGTTGGTTCACCAAGTATGTACTTGGCCCAATTTTCACGGACACCCCAGCCACAGAAAACCAACCTGCCAAAACCGCCGCTGAAAACGAGGCCGCATACAAAGCCATGAAGGACGCAGAGCAGGCAGCCAACGTGCGCCGTACCCGCACAGAAAAGTTAAAGGATTCTGACTGGACGCAGATTGCCGACAGCACCGCCGACAAAGCAGCATGGGCTACGTACCGCCAAGCATTGCGTGATATCACTGCGCAGTCTGGTTTTCCTTGGACAATCACTTGGCCTGACGCGCCTTAATCATGTGGGACTGGGCTGAAGCATTTATCGCCGCAGCCTGTGTAGTCTGCTTTGTCATGGCAGGCAGTTATCTTATTCTTTGGGCTTTCCCGTGATTGATCCGATTACAGCTCTAGCTGGCATACAGTCGGCTGTCAAACTCATCAAGCAGGCTTCAAAAACTGTCGATGACGTAGCTTCGCTCGGCCCTTTATTAGGCAAATATTTTAACGCCAAGTCAGAGGCTACCAAAGCGGTCGTAGAGTCAAAGAAAAAAGGCGGCTCCAGCATGGGCACAGCCTTGCAAATTGAGATGGCGTTAGATCAAGCGGCGACTTTTGAGAAGGAACTTCAGATGCTGTTCTTTCAGGCCAATAAGATGGATGTGTGGCAAAAGATAAAAGCCCGCGCACAGGCGATGGATGTGGAAGACGCACACAACGCTAGGCGTGAGAAAGAAGAAGCCGCCAAGAAGAAAAAGAAAGACCAAGAGCAGTTGGAAATGACACTGCTAATTTCAGGCATTTGCCTCGTGCTGTTCTTGGTTTATGTGGGTATTTATGAATCAATGGAATATTGCGCCAAGGTTAGGTGCGGCAGGTGAACGAGTATCAAAAGACCGCAGACATGGCGTTCAAGATCGTGGGCGCTTGGTGGGGTGCAAACTTGTTTATTGACATTATCAAGGTATTACCAAACTTTATTTCGGACAAGATTGTTAATATGCTTTTAGGAAAGGTTGGTCTGTAATGTTTGAAATGTTATCTGGTGGTCTTTTAGGCTCCATTTTTGGCGGCATCTTCCGAATGGCTCCCGAGGTGCTGAAATTCTTTGACAAGAAGAATGAGCGCCAACATGAACTTTTGATGTTTACACGCCAGTGCGAATTAGAGACACTGCGTGGTCAGCAGAAGTTAGCTGAAATAGGCGCTCAAAGAGAAGCCGCTATTGACGTAGGTGTTATGGACGCGTTTAACAACGCCATCACCCAGCAGGCCGAGATGGTCAAAGCCGCAGGCGGTTGGGTGGCTAGTTTGTCAGCTTCCGTGCGTCCAGTGGTAACCTACTGGGTGCTATTTGTCTGGTCATTTATCCACGTTTGGTTTGCATGGAATGCATGGCTTGCCGGTGCGCCAGCCGTGGAAGTGTTTAAAACCATGATGACACCTGACTTCTCAGCCCTGTTGTCTGGGACAATTAACTATTGGTTCCTTGATAGAACTCTTAAACAGCGCGGCCTATGAACTTAGACCTAGCCGCAGCTTTATGCCGTCAGTTTGAGGGCTACCGCGCCAAGCCGTATTTATGTCCGGCTGGCGTAGCTACGATTGGCTATGGTTCTACCTACTACGCAGATAAACGCAAGGTAACTTTAGAAGATCCGCCAATGGATGAGCCCACGGCTAAAGCGCTTTTAATGATTGAACTTGAGCATACGTACCTACCCGGTGTTTTGCGTAATTGTCCCGGCCTGATTACAGACGTTCGTAAGTGCAACGCCATTGTGGATTTCTGTTACAACTTAGGCATTGGGCGCTTGCAAACAAGCACGTTAAAGAGGAAAATCAACGCCAATGATTGGGAAGGAGCAAAAGAACAACTGATGCTCTGGACTAAAGGTGGTGGCAAGGTATTGCCGGGTTTGTTAAAACGCCGCACGGCTGAGTGCGCCCTACTGGATTGACCGATGCCATTACAAAAAGTACTGTTTAAGCCGGGCGTCAACCGGGAGAATACACGATACACCAATGAGGGTGGTTGGTATGAGAGCGATAAAGTACGCTTTCGTCAGGGCACGCCAGAGAAAATTGGTGGGTGGGTACGCCTTTCTGCTAGTACATTCAGGGGTGTTTGCCGTTCTCTG